CCTGTCTCCGGGTTCCACATTGGAGGCGCGGATTCAGCCGGAGCGCCTTCTGGAGCGCCTTCTTCCGCTACTAGTGGAGCTACCGGTGGAGCTACTGGTGGAGCTACTGGTGGAGCTACTGGAGCGCCTGCCTGACCCGGACCGCCGAAAGGAATTGAATTGTCTTGATTTTGAAAATATGCAGGCGATTGTAAATAAGATGGAGTGTAAGATTCGCCCCCTTCATATGGCAGATCAAATGATTGCACGCCTCCAGAATTTGTCAGCGGGGCAGGATTATATTGATAATCACTATTAGATATTGCTGATTGAAACCCTGACGAGGGCAGTTCCCACGAACTATTCTGTGGTTGTGCCAATGACTGTCCAAAATCCTGCATTAGCCCAAGCGCCGACATCGGATTTGCTGCGATCAACGACTCTGCAAATCCAAAAACTGGATTGTTAGAGGCATTTGCGTTATTCCAGAAGGCTCTAGGTCCGGGTTGCTGCCCCCCGAAGCCAGCGTTAGCCGCTTGGTCCCGGAACGCCCTACCAACCGCTGGATCACCACCATCACCGCCCATAACTAACTCCTATATTGTCCAAAAACTAGGATATGTTGTAGCAGGAACATCCTCTATCTCTTCTTCCTCTTCAAACATTAACGGAAAACCAAACGCCCCAAGTGGCTGCAAGCTAGTGAAGTAGTCCTTTATATTGGATTGTGTGAATCCATAATTTTCACCAAACATATCCTGCCCAAATTCGTTTAGATTAGATCCTAGATCACCACCAATGAAACGATCCCCTATGGTGGACTTGTAACTTGGATCTAAACCTTCAACTATCTCAGCGAAATTTTGGGTATCAAGCGCGCTGTTCCTCAATGGCTCGAGATCGAAAATAGATTCAGGCTGGTATGGTCCCGGTTCAAAAGGCGACACCGTCTTTGCGTGGGTACCGGGTATACCATCCCCGAATATGCCTGGACTACCTATACCATCCCCTATTCCACCAGCACTTATACCTTGCCCTGCCGGATTAATACCTACACCTTGCCCTATTCCACCAGCACCTAGACCATCCCCTATTCCAACAGCACCTAGATTTTGCCCTATGGAACTAGATAGGGGTGGGAGTTGGAGTGCCGATGGAATACCGGCAGCAATCGATGGGTCGAGAACCGGTGGTTGAGGAATATAACTTAATGCGCTGCTAAGAGCCGCCTGCTCCGCCGCCTTTGCAGCAGCAATCTCCGCCGCCTTTGCAGCAGCAATCTCCGCCGCCGACAGTCCTAAGGTAGAAGCAGTTTCGGCGAGAGCTGTTGATAACACTGGCGCAACAACAGCCTCCTTAACAACCTCAGTGGTGACTGTCGCCGCTCCTCCTCCTAGACCTCCTAGAGCCGAACCCAAACCTCCAGTTACAACGCTACCAGCAGCACCCAGCAAAATGGATTTCCATAAAGGAGTTTGACTTCCTGTAGCAACATTGGTTATGCCGCCGATAGCAGCCCCTAGCAACAACGCCGGAATAATTGCAAATGCCTCTGGCAATCCAGTCTCTGGATTGATAGTGACTTGGCCCGGAAAAGCGGAAGCTAAACCTTGAACCTCTGCAGGATTAACATGCATCAGCATGCTATCTCCGTAACGACCCTGATTGGAAAGATCGCTTGCAATACCTTGATAGTAATTATTGTTAGGCATTTGGCCCCACTCCTGTAATCATTTCTATTCCAAACGCTGTTACGGCAACATCTAAGTCTGACCCACCAGCTTTTGCTTTTAATATATCGCCAGGAGCAAGCGTTAGGTTTAACGTAAATATATCCGTCTCATCCGCGGTTAGAGTTCTTCCTGTAAATAGTTTAGTAGTAAATATAGGATCAGAATTTTTAACCACTGTAATTTCTATCGTTCCACCAGTTGCCGTTGTGGTGCAGACATAAAGCGTTGTCAACAATGTCTGCGTTTGACTCGAAACAGCCTTCGGAGAAAATACAATTTGATTTGACCCTGCGGTTACTGACGAAGAGGCGGCCTCTGGAACTTGGTATATTGATGTAAGAGCTTCATTTGTCAGATTTGCCTGTCCGAGAATGCTGTACCTATCAGCCATAAGTTTGAACTCCTGTGTTCACAAACAGCAAGCTCTCCCTCTTTGAAGCAGCAGAGGCAACACCAGAAGAAGCCGAAGAGGCTTCGTTCAAAGAAGACACAACCAACAATAAATAGTTTTCCAAATTGCTTCTGAATTGATCCTCTTCTTCCTTTGAATAATCATCAGAAGCTCTATTTAATGGACGAAATAAAACACTCACTAGCGCCTACCATCTGGCTGCAAGTTGATTCGCAAATCCCCAAGTCTCCATTGAAAACCATCACCCGTTGTCTCTGCTTTTAACTGTACAGACCTAGCTCTACCTCTCACAGCAAAAGCAGATTCCTGAAAACCATCATCAACTTTATCCGGCGACCACTTTGAAGCCGTCGGCGGCGGTGGATTTGTTTCCGATGCCGGAAAGGAAGCAGACAAAGAATCAGTGGATGATATAGCCCCACCCGGATAATTCTTTCCCGTAATAGTGATTGGTATATTAAGAATTCCTGAACTTGTCCTATTAAATATCGCAATGTCTGGGATCAACTGGTCATAGAAGGAAAATGAATTCCCATCAGCAATCTCCATATCTCCACTGGTCACAAAGCAATTCATGTCTTTACTATTTGCAGAGTTTCCAGTTTCATGAATCATAACACCCGTATTCTCAATCACGGGACCAGAGCGTTCAGATCCAATCATGGATGGATTTGAATTGTAAGAAACAATGTACGTTGACATTGGATTACCAAAAACAATCGCATCCCTCCAAGACGTTCTGTTATACACAGAAGTTTGGATTGTTGTACTTGCATTATCCAATGGAGACATGTCTAGTTTTCCGATAGTCCAAACCTTGCTTAGGTAGTTAAAGCAAACATATCTATCCGGTTCATAAGATTTGGCAGATGGATAGAACCATTGCACTTCCGAGAACGAGGAGTTTGTAGATGCAAATACTTTCGCACTCTGTCTCGGATTAAAATCATCAAACACATAATTCGCCACAGGACAATACAATGGAGAAACAGACCCACTATAAACATAGAAGCCCTCTGTGCCCATGAAGAAAACAGAATTGGATGCGTCAATCGCAGCCTTAGCACCAATAATCTCAACACCTTGAGTGATCATGGTGAATGAAAACACACTCGGTGGACCAATAAATCGCATAGAATAAACAGAAGAATCTGTGAAAATAATCACTTCATCTTCGGTAGACACTGCACAAATAATCCTTGATCCAGATCTCAACATCTGACCACCGGATGTATTTATAACACTTGGAAACCAATCAAATGGATTGTTCTGATCAGACCATCTAACTAACAATGAATTTTGGCTTACCGTATCTTGAAGATCACTACACCCTAAAGCAATACAATGACCATCCTTCTTACTAATCAAGAAGCTATCCACCTTAGCTGGTGCCCCTACCGATCCATTAAAGTTTGTATCGTTAATCTCTTTAGCTACTCCCGTAATTGATCCTGATGGCGCACCACCCGGAGCATTTACACTTACATCCCAGTAAAAAAGCGGGCCACCAGAGTTTGCAAAAATGATATCTTCACCATAGTTATCAATATAAATTCTACGATTCTCAGCAAGCAAAGTCGCAAGACCCGCTGGCGCTCCCCACCCAGGCGCTGGTGGAGTCATTTGATAATAGAAATCAATAGTAGTTCCTCCCGCTACTATGTAGGTGGCATCATCGTTAGCGTTTAATCCTCCATCAACCTCAAAGAAAGACGTTCCAGATACTGCTGTAACTCTCAGCCACTTCCCATTAAGAGTAACTAAATCAATCCCGGCTACTTCAGCACCGGCAGGAAAACCATCATCAGCAGTGGTTCGAAAAAATACATAGTCATCTGTGGTTAACGCTGAAGGAACATTTCCGTTGAACCGAAGGATGGAAAAATTCTCAGTAGTAGGGCCAACACTTCCGTCAAATGTTCCACTTGTATACAAAGAAACGGCCCCAGTACCACCCCACCCACTGACTCCAAACCCCGAGCCCAAAACCACAGAACTAGTTCCTGATGAAATCCTAAAATGATATGTACTGTCACCGAATTCAGTGTTTGGACACCATTTTGTATTGCTAGCACTATCCTCTAAGTAGATCCAAAAATTACTGCTATCTACAATTTCAGTGATTTGGAATCCTTTGTCTTGATTAAGGATCGCATCTTCAAAACTTCCACCATCAGGAACTGTTGAGGATCCACTAAAATTAATCCAATCATTAACTGATCGACCGTGGTTAGAAATAGTTACCTTAAGAAAAGGAAGATCTTCGTCATTAGTACCAATCAAGTAATTTCCACCAACAGTCACACCAGACTCCGTTGGAGTGATGTCATAACTCGTCGCACCAGCTATCACATAATACTTCCAGTCTGTACCAACAAACTGATAGTTGTTTCCAGAGTAATCTCTGGATGTGAACGATTCCCGACCTATACCTTCTAATGTGTAAGTATTATCCCTTACCCACCCGCCGATTGTTTCAGCGTACTGACCACGAAACCGTATATTGTTTGAGTCCACCCAGCGACCAGAGCTACTGTAATCAGTGGCTACTTTATCTATACCGGGGGGAAGTTTTAATTTAGTAAGAGGCATTGGCTACCTCCATGCCCTAATAGTGATAGTCCAATTGGCATCAGTTATTGCACGCAAAATACCCGGCGACTTGTCCAGGACCGTCATCCCGCCTGGGGCGATGATCAGCGTTATATCCTCGATATCAGCCACAAGATAACCCCCAAGGTCACCGACAGTGGCGGCGGGTGAAACCTCATCACCGACGCTATAGTTGAATTCCGCTGTTACACAAACCAAAGTCAGTTGCATCAATCTAGGGATAGTAGAAAAACCATGTTCGTTTACACTCCCGCTACCTGCCGTCACCGTCTGCCCCGTTATTTCTTTATAGTCCCCATCCCCTGAAGTCTGGTTTCCGAATCCCCCTCCTCCAAACTCAACGTAACTTGACCCCGAACTGGTTCTTACTTTTAGTGTCCCAGAGTCAATCTTTATACCAACATCACCAGTATCACCCCAATTAATTTTACCCGCGACACCTGAAGCACGAATGAACGGGGTTGTAACAGCACTTTTCCATGTTCCATTAGTGATTGTTCCAACAGTGGCTAGGGATGATGCAGAAGAAAGGTTATTCGCAGTGCTAATATTGGGTTGGTTCTCGGCAGTAACCGTCCCTGCGACAACGGCTGTAGTGCAATTATCGGATGTACTGGCGTTACCAGTCAATGGACCAATGAATTCGCTGGCCCGCAAAGTAGAACCCGCAGCAGTTGTATTGTTAAGAGTGGTGAAGCTTGCTGCCGCTTTAGTACTACCACCAATCACTGTATTATTTACAGTGCCACCATCTATGGTTAGATCGTTAGCAACACGATCATCAGCAATGTCAGTCCCTTCCCATGTTCCAATCTCAATTGTTCCAACAGTGGCTAGAGATGATGCAGAAGTAAGGCTATTGGCAGTAGTAATTAGAGCCTGAACTCCCTGAGTAACTGTTAATGCTGTAGTGGCTGTGGCGGCAAGGCCAGAGGTATCTTGAGTCCCTGGAAGATTAACCCCAGGCAGGCTGATAGGAGCTGAACCATCAAAAGACACTCCACCTATAGTACGAGCAGTTGCTAGCTCATCAGCAGTATCAGCATTACCTGTTACGTTTCCAGTCACATTACCAGTCACATCACCAGTCACATCACCTGTTACATCACCCGTTACATCACCTGTTACATCACCAGTTAAATTACCACTTACATTACCAGTCAAGTTTCCAGAGACATTTCCATCCAAAGTTCCAACAAACCCAGTTGCAGTAACCTTGCCCGTTGACGGGTTGTAAGTCATCGTCCCATCGGACTCAAGACCCAGGTTTCCCACCAAGACTCCACCAGACGTGAAGACGATTGCGTTGTTTTCGTTATCTAATTCGTTGTCTGTAATAGTAACCGTGGTAGCAACGCTAGCAGAACCAGCGTTTCCAGAGATCGTAGACTGGTCGCCAGTGTTAGTTCCAGAAATGCTGGCGTCAGTGAGTGCTGTACTTAGAATCGCTGCGCTGAACGAACCCAAAGAGGTAGTGTTTCCGATAGATGTGATGGCCCCTGACAGGTCTGCATTTGTTGTTACTGTGTCTGCTTCACCAGTCAAGTTTCCAGTCACATTACCTGTTACATTACCTGTTAAGTTTCCAGTAACATTTCCAGCAACATTTCCAGTTAATGCTCCTGTCACATTACCAGTTACATTACCTGTGACATCACCAGTCACATCACCAGTCAGATCACCCGTGACATTACCAGTTACATTACCAGTTACATTACCAGTAACATTTCCAGCAACATTTCCAGTTAATGCTCCTGTAACATCACCTGTTACATCACCAGTCAGGGCTCCAATGAAAACATCCGCAGTAAACTCTCCATTGGAAGAATTGAATTTCAAATCAGTATTAGCCTTCGGCTCCAAGCCTGTGCCGCCTAGCTGAGTAGCGAAAAGTGGAAAACATGTTGTATCCGATGACTCCGTGCCTATGGTTATGGATGTAGCCGTACCAGCCTCAACAGCTTCCCAGCTAGCTCCACCCGATCCATCGGCTCTGAGAAATTGTGTTACTAGACCCCCGGCAGAGTTTATTTCTGTGCCTTCAATGTCAACAAAAGCGCCATCGATTGCAGTTCCTTGCCATGTTCCATTCCCAATTGTTCCAACAGTGGCTAGCGATGATGCGGAAGTAAGGCTATTGGCAGTAGTAATTAGAGCCTGAACTCCCTGAGTAACTGTTGCAGCGGTTCCTGTTACATCACCTGTTACATCACCTGTGACATCACCTGTTACATCACCAGTTAAATTACCTGTTAAGTTTCCAGTAACATTTCCTGTCAGGGCTCCAATGAAACTACCTACAGTCAACTCTCCAGTCCCAGAGGAATTGAATTTCAAATTAGTATTAGCCTTCGGCCCTAAATCTCCAGTTGCCTCATTAACGAAAAGTGGAAAACATGTCGTATCCGTTGACTCATCAGTCACCTGTACAGTTGTAGCCGTCATAGCCGCAACAACTTCCCAACTAGCTCCATCCGTTCCATTCACTCTGAGAAATTTATCACCAATTTCACCAGTAGACTTTATACCAGTACCTTCGATATCAATGTTTGCAGATCCGTTGAAGGATGTTCCCGAAATGGTTCTCGCAGTAGCCAGAACGGTGGCCTTGCCCGCTGTCAGGCTTGCAGCAGTTCCAGTTATGCTGGTTCCGACCAGCGCTGACGGTGTGCCGAGTGCTGGAGTTACTAGCGTTGGACTAGTACCAAAGACCAATTCACCGCTTCCTGTCTCGTCTGTTATTATTCCGCGCAACTGAGCGGATGTTGTATTAGCCATGACTGAAAGATTGTCAGTAGTAATTACGCCGTTAGTTACTGTTCCAGTTACATCACCAGTTACATTACCAGTTACATTACCAGTAACATTTCCAGTTAAATTACCACTGACATTTCCAGTCAATGCTCCTGTTACATCACCTGTTACATCACCTGTTACATCACCTGTTACATCACCTGTTAAGTTTCCAGTAACATTTCCAGTAACATTTCCAGCAACATTTCCAGTTAATGCTCCCATTACATCACCAGTCACATCACCTGTTACATCACCTGTTAAGTTTCCAGTAACATTTCCATTAACATTACCAGTCAATGCTCCTGTGACATCACCAGTGACATCACCTGTTACATTACCAGTTACATCACCTGTTAAATCACCAGTCACATCACCTGTTAAGTTTCCAGTAACATTTCCAGTTACATTACCTGTAAGACCTCCAATAAATGATGTCGTAGTCAGAACTTGCGTACTTGGTACATACGTTAAACCACTATCATACCTTGCAGGTTCCTTCGCTGCGGCCCCATTCACAAAGGCAACATTAAAAGTAGATCCACTTGATCCTGTATCACTTGTGGAAACAGTTCCGGCATTGCCTGTTGCATCACCAGTCAAGTTTCCAGTCACATTACCTGTTACATCACCTGTTAATGCCCCAACTACATCACCAGTGAATCCGACAGAAGTGATAGTTCCTAGCTGAGCCCCTGAGTCGGCAAAGGTGATGGTCCCGTTATCTGCGTCTAGCGTTATTCCAAGAGAGGAGGCCAATGTAACGGCTGTTCCTACTAGTTCGACAGTACCATCAGCAGCAATCAGAATGTCGGCTTCTGCACCAGATGCATCATCGGAGATAATAGAGAGGGTTCCTTTAGCTCCGCCCGTGATCTTGGCAACATCACCTGTATCTCCAGAGATAGATATGACCTTGCCATTCAGATTAATACTATCAACATCCAGATTCGTTAGAGTTCCAACGGAGGTGATAGTTGGCTGCGCTGCTACCGAAACTGTTGCAGCAGTACCAGAGGTATTTTGATCCCCAGCAATATCAACCCCAGGCAGGCTGATGTTCACTGATCCATCAAAAGACACTCCACCTATATTGCGAGCAGTAAATAACTCATCGGCAGTATCAGCATTACCTGTTACGTCACCTGTTAAAGGTCCGGCAATCGTTGTACCAATAAGATCGCTGAATGTTCCATTAGCAGCAGTGGTTGCACCTATGGTAGTACCGTCGATAGCTCCAGAATCTATATCGACTTTGCTGATATTGACTTCACCAGTGCCATCAGGAGCTAAATCAATATTGCCATCAGTGTCAGTAGAAATAATGGTGTTCCCATTAAATTTCAAATTGTCAACACTAATATAATCTGTCGCCTCAAGCGGTTTCGCTACAACAACCTTACCCGCACTTGTGTCAATCTTTAGATAACTATCAGAACCACTCTTTATATCTAACGCGGCAGCATCTGCTGCAATCGCATCCACAGTAGCGGCAGCAGAGAATCTAATACCTGTGTCAAGCTGCAGTTTTGCCAAGACGTTCTTAACATGAGTACCCGCACTTGAGATCAATGCGTAATATCCACTGGCTACTGGATAATCTGTTCCTCCTCCACAGTCAAACGTAAGGATTTTTTCCGTATTGTTAAAAACAACAAGGAACCTCTCTGGAAAAATAGAAGCTGTTCCCCCTCGGATATCCACTCTGGTATCAACTGCTGCGTTGGTGAATGTGACAAATCTAGCGCGACCACTACTAGCCCCAGAACTACTAATAGATCCCTCATCTACAGTCCAAACACGCACACCTTCGGTATATTCTCCATCACCCGCCGATGCATCATCGACGTTAACAGACGATGACCCGCCGACCGCCTGCTCAAGCCTCTCAAAATTGATATTAGTAGAATCACCCCAAGTACCAGCCTCAAGACCATCACCAATAAGCTTGATCTGATAACCAGTGGAATAACCAGTTGAAGCACCCATTTACTAACCCCCTACCTGTGCCGCAGACATAGGCAAAGCAGGTCTAAAGTCATCAGAACTCAGTCTTGCTTCATCCGTATTCTTGATCATATAAATCCCCTCCATAAACCTTTTCTCATATAACTGAATCATGTCTGGCTCACCCTTCATATACGCATACGCTTGAGCCAATGCACCATCGAGCAGCACACTGGGATACGTTATTGAGAGCCAAGTTTCTGTAGTATCGTCCACACCCCCTGTAATCGAAGTCGATGGGGATTTAGCGTAATAAGTAAGAGTCATCGTGTACACAGCATTGGGTATCGGCCCAAGACGTATTGTCTTATTTGGACTGCTTCCGGCTCCAACAGCAGAAGATGAGATCGCATAATACTTTGGAACGCCTTTGTATGGCTCTGTTACATCGGTTTTGCTGGATGGATATGCCTCTAGAAGAAAATCATAATCTTTCTGAAGCAAATAAATAACTGGACCCTCTTCAACAGGCCCGGAAACAACAGAGACATCCTCTGCAATACGAACCGAAAGTACATCCAATATCCCTTCCGTCGTACCACCGAAAGTATATTCTGATTTTCCATCAACTAAAGCCATTGTAGCTACCTGCGCCCATCGAGAAGACATATCCACAAGAGAAAGGATGATGTCCTCTGATGCAATGAAAAAGTTTGGAAGATTAGTAAGGAAACTCAGCTCAGTATTTGCACAATAATTCTCAACCGCTGTCTTTAATTCACCGTAATTCATTTTCTAAACCGTGTAATACTTTCCGCCACGAATAGCTTTTCCTACTCCGCGAGCATCTTTGAGTGGCCGCTTGCCACCATTCTTGGTAACAGACCCACCGATCTGATATCGCTTTGTATATTCCATAGGCGTACCAGTCTTTGATGACTCTTCGCGAGCCTCTTTTATTCCTGCTGGTGTGTATGCGAAATGCTTTTTACCAACTTTAGGCATGTTGATTCTCCTATAACTTAAAGATTTGGCTTTACAAACCTTATGTAATCTATGTCTACAGTTACGCCGGATGCTGCAAATAAATCAAACCTAATGCCAACAACGGTGCTATCCCAATCCGTCACACCAACCATATCCCACTGAAGGATACGCCATTGATCACCCATCACGGGTTGTGAGAATGGATTTGGCGTAGACAACTCTCGCGAGCCGTATATTAAATCACCTGTCCTATACCATCTAAATAAACCATCCCAATCGGATGACGTATCCCTT